CTGTTTTATCTTCTGTTTTATCTTTCATGTTAACCAATAGTCCATTTATCCCCATTCCTGACTCTATCATCTCACTAATAATGTCTTCCGAGTAATCTGGATGAAGTGATAATATTGCAGCTTCTTTTGTTATCGTTCCGATCTCAATTTCTGCTTTTATATTAGCAATCTCTTCCGATCTGCTCAGCATCGGCTTAGGTGCTTCAAACTCTACCTCGATCTCAACTTCACCAACAACCATTGGTGGAACTTTAGAAGCATCAATCATGCCTGATAAAATCCAGTGATTATGTATCGCTGGTAATTTCTCATTCCACAATTCCTCTTCGTCTTTTTTGAACCACTCCATAGACTTTTTTCTTATTTCATAAGCATCCATCTCATCTATGATTTTAGAAATACCACTGGCGCTTGATGTATTATTAACATTGCCCATAGAGCCAACTCTTATGCCCTTTGTCTCAAGCCACAAGATAAAGATGTTAGCAACAAACGACATGACCTTTTCAGAATCAGCGGTTGGTTGTAGAACACCGATCACAGGAGTCTTGTCGCTATCCTTATCAGACTTCATTGACCAAAAAGCATTTGGAGTTAGGACGACATTCTCTGCATTAATATCGATGCCATATAAAATAGGGAAACAGCTAAACATTAAAGCCCCTGCCATGTCTGAGAGCTGTACAGATATTGCTTTTGTAATAGAAAGCATATCACTATCGAGAGTAGGAATTAATTTATGCTTTTGTCTCTTTCCATAAACAAACGGAATAACTCCATAAAGATTTACTCCTTGATTTTCTACCATGTACTCATCTACACTTTCGCCACCCATATAAAATGCATCAAATTCTAAATCGGTATAGACATGGAGTAAAACCGTATCATCGCTATCGCCTTTATTTCCCATGATCTTAATAAAAATAGTCTCATCTTCTGGTGATGTTTTCGAGTCTGACATAACTAAGAATCTATCAAAAGGAAGCTCTCTAAGAGCTGGCAAGCCATCTTTATCAACGTATGGCTCCCATGCAAAGCCTTTAAATAAATTGCTGTAGACATCGCAAATCATTGCAGAGTTGTTAATGCTAAACGCATCCGAGTAGAAGTCTAAAAACTCTTTATGTGCTGGATTCTCACACTCTCTTTTGGGTGGCTTTGAGTAAGTCGTACTTACCTTGTTCGCATATCTTTGAAGAATATTAATAGGCAAAATTCTATCTTTAATTGCATTGTAATAATTTGAACTCAATGAAGTTTTTAAAATGTTATCTATATATGGTCTTAAGTTACCATCGTAAATATCTAACGCTTCCTTGTTTGTTTTTAAGAAAACAGAATGACTTCTGACGTATTCGATAATTTCCTGTCGCATATCTTTTAACATTATTCACCTCGTATTATTTTTAATTATAAATATTATAGCTGTATTGTCGATGACTTTTGTTGCGGAGTAGAAAGTGGATCGATGCCCCAACATAGATAACCAAGTGCGTCCGAAATATGAGTAAGCATCTTATCGGTCTTTTGGTCAAGGTCGTCATTCTTCCAAACAACCTTTTCAAGGTCATTAATTAATTTCTTGCACCTAGGATGGATAATGATTCTCTTATCCCTTAAAAGCCTGTTTATGTTGTTCACACGATCAGTTACGAATGGGTTCCTTGTAGATTGAATAATAAAGCCCGACTCTTTTAATATTAGGTGATCTGACTTACCAGATGTCTTTCTATTCGCACCCGTGCTGTCTGGATAAACAGTGCCAATGTAGCCCTTAGATTTTAAGTGATCGCACATCTTGAATGTGTCTGAGTTCTCCAGAAAAGCCTCATCCCATATATAAAACTTCTTATTAACATAATAACAAACAACGCCCGTCATTGGTTGAACATTAAAGTCTAAGCCGACGAGACACTGACCAACCTTGTAGGACTCATCAAACATTTGAACATTAATATCTCTTGAGAAGGCATAATAAACAGAGCCGTTTCCTGTCTCTGCAAACTCTCCATGTAAGAAGCGCAATCGTTCTTTTTCTGGCATAGACTCTAATAGTTTTAAGTAATTCTCATCAATGTTTTCTGTATTATCTATTGGGTTTATTCGAAAGTGTCCATAGTCCTCTGGATTGGCTAACGGCTCATTATCAGAGGGATTAAGCCCTTTAATGAATAAATAATATGCCCAACTATTCTTTTCGTTTGGGTTCATATCATACCAGCAACGCTTAACTAAATCATTCCTCTCTGCAAGTCTTGTAATTGCTAATTGAACAGAGGAAAAATCTAATTCTGATATTTCATTAAAGAATAAGGTTGATACTTCTAGTCCTAAAATCTTCTCAGCGCTCTTTGGGTTATCTAGGCCAATAAAGTAAATCTCGCTACCATTAGGTAGTGTTAAAATATAATCGGTCTTATTGAATTGAACCGTTAATTGAGGAAACGCCATATTTAATACTTTAATTAAAGTATCATTCCAAATTGAGCGTTTTAATGAGTTGAATGTTTTTCTAATAATGGCATGGCGGCTTTTAACTTTAACAGCTCTGATGATTAATGAGTGCAATATTAGTAGCGATTTTCCGCTCCTAGAACCCCCCATAAGCAAGAAGTGTTTCTTTTCTCCCATGAGTTTAGTTGCATCCAATTGCTTAGATGTTTTCTTAAACTCAGAGAGCATTTTCTTCTTTACTTATAATGACTCTCAAGTCTGAATTTGAGATAACAAGATCACTCTTCTCCGTCCACCCAGCTAAATATTTAGCAGCCACTTCCAATAATTTTGGGTTTCCTTTGAGAGCTAATTCTACTATTTTTTGTTGGATTTTTACCGCAGTTCTTCCCATTCTTAGGGAGTGATATTCGCTGAAAGTCATACCATAATCTTCTTTGATTCTTCTATCAATTGCGTCTTCACTAATTTGTAAATAATCGGCGCAAAACCTCTTAGTTACTTTAAATTGTAGTAACGCATCTAGGGCCTGATAATTAACTTCAGTTTTAGGCATTGCCATTGTTGAACCACTGTTTTTTTATTTCATTAGCCACACCGTAGGTCATTAACGGAGGGACAGACATACCGATCATGTAAGCCAATGAGCCTCGATGATTATAATCCAATGGATAGCTTCCAATTAAAGAAAGTTCTTCATCGTTCAAATATCTAGGGTATTTATAATGGGTCAGCATTGCACTTGACGTTATGGTGTCTACAACGTCGCTTGTGGTAGTGTATCTATGATTAAAGGATGATCTACGACCAAATAAAACAGTGTGTGCTTCGCCAAAATCTCTTCGCTGCTTAAGCTTGCACCAGTTCCATAGCTTTAAGTTTTTTTCACTTATCTTTTTCCCTTCGGCTTTATCTTGTAGTATCTCTTTTGCCAATATGGGTTTTCCATTGAAGCCAATTTTTAGTTTTGGTTTTTTTAAGTCCTTCCTAGAACATATAAAAAATACTCTTTCTCTTTTTTGTGGAACTCCCATTGAGGCAGCATTTAATAAAAATAATTGCACATCATATCCAGCAACACCAAACAACCCAATAATCTGCTTTACATACCCCTTAGCATTTCCCTGGAGCATCCCTTTAACATTCTCAGCCACAACAACTTTTGGCTGCAGTTTTCTTGCAAGCTCTATAAAGTCAAAAAACAAATCATCAAGAACCTGCTCAACTTGACCTTCCCTAAATTGCTTTTTCTTTCCCCACCCCTTTTCTCTTGATCCTGCCATTGAAAATGATGAGCAAGGTGGGGAACCGTCTAGGATATCTAAATCGTAGAGTTCCCTCGGTAAATCTTCTCTTAACCTAAACTTTCTAATATCTTCTAAGTAATAATGTTTTGGTTTATGATTCTCTTTATAGTGCCACGCCATTTCTGGATCAATCTCATTGGCACCAATAACGGTCATTCCTGCAAGCTTGTAACCCATAGTGGAGCCACCACCACAAGAGAAACATGAAAAAACTTTTAATCCATTTTTTTCAACTCTATCAAGATCGGACAACTTCCATTTGTAACTTATTTTATATGGTTCCATATCTCCTCTTTCCACAAGAATCTACTTTAAAATATAGA